TCTTTAATCATTCTTTTTAACTCTCTCATAAGTACCTCCTAAAATGGTAATTCATCCACAACTATTCCGCTCCAAGGGCTATCCTCTGAAGGGTCGAAAGGAGAGACACCTTTAACATCGAAATCTTTTATGATTACTTGTGGCTGTTTTTGTCCTCTGAACGTGTTAAGCGAACACTCTCCCACAATCTCAATCTCAATCTCATCTGAATCATGTTTCGTGAGCGTCAAAAGTTGTTCTTCACTTAAGTTAAACATAATACAATCAACACCTGCATTGAGCTTCCATGTATTTCCTTTGTTTCCTATGAGTTTAATATCATCTTTCTTTAATCTAATACTATGTATGTGTACTAGAGGGGAATCGAGACCTTCTCCCCATAGGTGTTGATGGTTGGCAATCTCTAAGATATCTTCCATGTCAGCTTTACCTGTGTAACTTAGGTCAACAGTGTGCATAACGTTGTCAAACTCTACATCTGCCAACAACTCGTTGGTTACGTCAATTAAGCTGGCCGCTTCCTGTAACCCTATACCAACCCCAAACGCCCCGGCATGGCCTGATACATAGTTAAATAGCTCAGTATCTTCTAAAAATTGTCTTAAGTCCTCGATAGCGCTGTCCCGACTATTCCTACCGCTTCCTTTGAGTACCTGCTGGTCTTCATAGTATTGCATAATCAAGGTGGGCTTTTTATATTTGTCAGAGATTTTAGTAGCGACTAATCCGTTGAGTCCAGAGTCTTCGATGATTCCAGTTGAATTAACAAATATAATTTTGTTCTCGTCTGTGCCTTTCTCTTTGATACGCTCATCAATTTTCTCCATAGCTTCTTTAACTTTTTTGCTTTGGCGATTCTTCGTTGTTGCCATAGTCCTTGCAGCTTGCTCGATAACCGAACAATGTATTTTTAATCGACTATTATAAACTTCGTAGTCTAGACCGAACAATGCATCAACCACTAAATTAATATCGTCTTCTTTTCCTTCTCTCGTCATTGCATTCAAAAAAGGGCTAATTTCAAAACCAATGTCTTTAGGAGTGAGTGGTTTCCCCACTTCTAAGTTTTGACTCTTCTCAACTAAAAACTGTATCAGTTCGTTGTTAACTTTCTTTAATCCTACAGAAGCATAATAGAAAGCTCCAGTGTCTCTTAAGTCTGCACGGTCTGAGATTAAACCAATGGCGTTCAAATCCAAATACTTCTCATAGTTTATATCCAGTTCTAGTCTTTCTATAAAGGCTTTAACAAAGAGATACACCATTGAGGAGCCTGTTAAGCTTTTCCACTGGAAGCCTTTTGAGAGTTGGTTGTTGATAACCAGTGCGTCATCGGAATACTTGTTGCCTTCTACGAGGTGGTGGTCAATAACTAACGTGTCTATCCCGTTTTCTCTCAAGGTTTTATGTTCATCAAAGTCTGAAGAACCCGCATCTGGGACAATCAGTAGCTCTGGTTTGTTTTCCAGTACCACGCTTGTGTTAATACCGTGAATTTTCTTCTTGGGTACATAATAACTCACGTTACTATATTTTAAGTCTTTTGTAATAAATTGATATATAATAGTTGATGACGAATACCCATCCATATCTGGGTCAATTGCTATAAACAGTTTGCTCCCTGCTTTTAGGTGGCTTTTAAGTAATTCAATGCCTTCGTCTATATTTTCTAATTTATTATAATCCGGCTCTAGAGACGAGTCTGGAAAAAGAAATTTTGGTATGTCTGCTTTCCTAACTCCTCTAGCTCTCAGTATAAAATCTATTACATTCATCGAGGCATCGAAGTCTGTACGTTTTCTTATCTCCAAGCTATCTCTCCTTTAAAATTATCTAAATCATCTAGGTTATGTATTTGGTGTTTATCATAGTGCATCATAGATACCACACTTTCTTTGTCAGCATCTAACATACAATCTTGATATCCTAATATTCCACGAGTATCTGTTAGGTGATAAACATTCACTTTATTCACAAAGTGCCTAGCTATCTTCTTAACCTTTTGTAAGTACTCATGAGTGGGCTCTAGCACATAGTCTTTATCTACAGCGATATACACCCTCTCGACATCAAGATTCATCAGAAGCTCAGCTTGAAAGGCGTTCATAGAACTTCCGCAGAGACTCACTACGAAGTTTTCTTCTCCGAACATTGAATGTGCTTTCATTGGAGATTTCTCCCCCTCAGTGATAACTACTTTACGATTTCTTTTTATAGCATTTTTGTTTTCATTCAAGCTATAGAGATTGAAACCCAGCGGATGGTTGTAGCCCTTTCCGTCATAATACAAGGGGTAATACTTCCCTTTTTCAGTGTGTCTCCATGTCCGACTTCTAATACCAATGAGGTTGTTGTCTATGTCATAATGTGGTATTACCGTTTGGTTCTTCTCAGGATAGAACCTAATCCCATACTTCTCCTGAGTCTCCAAACTTATACCCTCCTCCAACCAATCGAGAGTATACCATTCCTTAAACTCATTCAATACACTCTCATCTATATATTCAAACTCAGGCTTATGTACTTTTCTTCTCTTTAATTTATCTATCCAATCCCAGTCTCCAATGGATTGGTTGCTGTCTCCAAATCCTTTTTTTCGCTTCATTCTACCATTCACATTAATACCTAGGATTACTCCTAGGTTTTGTATGGCTTCGTTGAAATTGATTGTCTCTCCTCTTGTGGCACTAATCTTCATTAGCAGCTCATATATATCAAAGTTCTCCCCACAATCAGTGTAACAGTGGAAGGTGCATGTATCAGGATAATAATAAAGCTTGTGTGAACCACCATGCCTGTTGTGACATGCTGTCTCTATCTGCATTGCTTCCTGATTATTATAGAAGAAATCTACATTATAATATTTAAGCACTCGCTCTATGTCACTAGGTTTGAGGGAGCTCTTTAGCTCGTTCTTATCCATGCTGCGCTCCCTCCTAGAATAATGGTTCTTCTACTGTTTCTTCTTCCTCTTCAAACTCTTCCAACTTAGTAAGTGGAACATTTAGCTTGTTGTTGCTAAAGTCTGTCATAAACAACTCAGTAACACGCATTGTATCGTAATCTATATATAAGTATAGCTTACCTTTCCATTTTGATTTCCTGTTCTTATAGATATGGTAGACCATATTAGGAACATGACCGAATCCTCTTGATAAAATAGGTTCCAGAGCCTCTAGCTCTTTGTCTGTGGGCTTGGTCATGATAATACCGTATTGAAACTTGTCAGCCATTGATTTAGCTCCTCGCAGCAAGCTCTGGTCTAACATTTGAGTGGTTTGGTCAAACTGTGAAGAGTTCCCATTCATTTGTGTTGAAGTTCTTAAGTGGAAATTGTACTCTCTTGCTAACTCTTCCAATCCTGCTGCAAAAATATTGAGCATCATATCTTCACGAACTGTCATGCCCTTCGTTCTACTAGAGATATCCATCATGATTTCAAAACTCAAGTGTATGTAGTCAAAGTACACAACCTCAATTTCATGTCGCAGTGCATACTCTTTGATAATCGCATTGATTGTTTGCGGGTCGAACTTAGGGACATATTCGATAAACAAGTCACACTCTTGCAAGTGCAGAATAGAATCTTTAACTACTTGCTCCTCTGCTTCTGATAGCTTAGCATCTTTGATTCTTTCTTCTGCTATTCCAGATACATATGACCACATTGTAGGCTGTAGCTCGTCCTCCTCCATCTCTGTAGAAATGAAAAGCACTTTATGCCTCTTACCTCTATGCTCCCACTGTGAGGTCTCAGGATTATACCACTTGTTAATTGCTAAGTCTGTTGCTTCCCCTAACGATTTTCTCGTCTTACCAACGTTAGTTAAGGCTGACCTCAGCAAGCTTGTTTTAGGCAATAGACCTCGGAATATGGTATTCTGTATCTCTCCCTCAGATGGGAAACCATAAAGCGGAGACTCTTTAAAACTTTCTAGAAGCTCTAAGCCATTGTCTCCAGCCTTTGTGCTGATTCTGTCATAGCCTATTTGATAGTTTGTTGCGATGTCATTTACTTTTCCTTCAACTTGCTTGATGATATCATCAATACTCAAACTATCGAATTCTGCTTGAGCCACCTCATCACTTTCATCAGGATTGTCACTTACATCATAAATGCCGTCTAAGCTAATGCCTTGAGCGTCCAACTCTCTAAGCAAGCTAAACTTCTTAATCTTTTCAGCATACATCTCAAAATTGTTTTTATCTGCTAAGTCAATGGCTTCGTAGCACCAATTGACTCCATCGTTGTCCATAAATATCTTATGTTTATCAGGGTAGTCTGATAGGTATTCATCTATATCAGCAGGGGTGATATTTGTAGCACCTTTTTCCAACAAGTTGTTTATAGTAGCAAAAATCATTAGATGAAAAATTGGTTCCCCGTCTGCTTTAAAATCATTTCTATTTAGTCTTATTTTACTATCCACTAGCAGCATCGGCTCTTGCATTAGAGCACCCAATGCGCTAAAGATAGTCCTTACAGGGAATAGTTTTCCCACACACTCCACTCTCCTCATAGCTCGTTCATGTCTATTTGTCTTTTATTATCTGTAGACCGCTCTCTGGTCTTAAATACTCGCTCCTCTGGCTCTTCATC